GGGCACCAGCGTGCCCCCTCCCCCGCCGCCTCCCCCGCCCGAGGTCTCACCGGCCACGTAACCCTTGAGCCCGATGGCGAATATGTCCAGGTCCGGCCGCATGTAGCCTTGGGTGCCCACGGAGAGGATGTCCGGGCCGTCGGGCTCGCCGCCTGTATTCGGCACTAGTCTTGCCGCATAATGAGCCGCTATCTCATCGGCGGTGAGGGCGCGGTCGTAGACGGCAGGCTCGTCGATGGTGCCGGGGAAGTAGCGAGCGGGGCCATCTTTATAGCCTACATAAATTCTATGGTTCGTAGGCGTAGCCACATTTTCGTCAGCAGCATCGTTGGTGGCTATTATCTCGCCGTCGAGATAAAGTTTTAGACGCTCACTTACTAGTGTGCGGTCAAACGTTGTAACCACATGATGCCAATTTCCATCTGCAAGTATATCACTGCTAGTATAGTCTTTCCCCGCAGCCACCGGACCAGTAGTTTCAAGCACTACGTAGCCAGCTATATGTTTTGAGCCACTAGTTATATATCCATGTTGCCATCTATATGGATATGCCTGCTGCGTCATCAACGGCGTGTAATATATTAAGTCAGTAGTTCTGAACCAGCACTCGGCCGAAAATGCACCACCCGCATCGAACACAGCATTATTGGGCGACTGCACATATTGACTCGTACCGTTCAGCGTCACCGCTGTATCAGCATCACCCGCCAGCGCTCCCGGCTCACCCAGCGTAGGTGAGTTGACATATTCGCCGTCCAACCCGTTCCCGCTCGAATCCACTGCTGTGGTGCCGGACGATTCACCCAGGCGCCAGTAGGCGACGGGGGCGGATTCAAGGACGGCATCGTAGTAGCACAGTTCCTCCGGTTCCTCTTGCTCTTCCTCCACCTCTATCGTGGTCACGGTCACGCCCAGCACGGCATGGCTCACCCGTACCGAGTCGCCCGCCGCCAGCAGAGCCGCGTCCGCGTCCAGCACCTCAGCCGTGTAGGTCTGCCGCTGGAAGGCGTTTTTCTCCACCTCGCGCAGAGCCTCAGTCCAGGCTCCGTGCCAGTCCCTCACGTCCTTGTTGGTGTAGGCGGTACGCTGGACCCCGTAGAGGTCTTGAGAGGTATAACCGTCCTGGGTGTCGGTCGAATCGGCCCTCAGGACGATCTGGAAGGCCCCGTCGCCCGCGCCTCCGTAGTAGAGCCGGTTATCTATCTCGTTAGTCGTGTTGGGCACGAATGAGACTAGATTCACACCCTCTTGCAGCCAGAGCAGCGAAGCGTCGGTTACGTCTTGGCCTTGGGTCTGGTCATGGTAGATGTAGCGGGCGGCCGTATCGTAGTAGTATTCCCCGCCTACCATGTTCTGAAGGTCGCGCAGAGCCTCATATACGGTGGCCCTTGACCAGCCCACGGAGATGCGATTCTCGGTCGATACGGTCATACCGGAGATGGACACCGCGCCGGCGTTTACGACCACCTCAATGACGTGCGAGCGGTAGCGGTCTAGGTCGGTTATGGCGTAGTCACGAGCCACCGACACATCGAGGCCCCGAGCAGCAACCACGCCGTCAACGCGGATATCGGCCCCGGAGCCTATGCCTGCCGTAGCGAAATGCACGGTGATCTGGTCGCCGGTAAAAACGCGGGCCAGCACGTCGCCTACCGTGTAGGAATAGACGGTCTCGGTGTTGGGGTCCTGTACCCAGGTACCGAACAGTTGCAGCGTGGGGTCGCTGTAGGCTATCTCTGGGTCGCGCACGTCCATAGTGCCCGCGTACCGCCAGCCCGTGTCGTCCTCGTTCTGCATGAAGCGCACGTTGCGGAATCGGACCTTGCCGTACTCGGTATTTCCGAGGATCTCAAGCGACAGCACGCACTTGACGTTTTGCACCGGCAGCCATTCGGTGCTTTCGTAGGTGTTCCAGCCGGGCTCATAGGGCGCGTTAAGAACGACGCTGTGACTCTCCACCCCGGCTACGTTGGTCCAGGAGAGCCGGGCCTGAATGATGCCGTCGAAATCGTCGGACACGTGGAAGTCGTATTTCAGCTTTAGCTCAGCGCCCGAGGTGTGATTGACACCCCAGGAGGCAAGCACGGCGTCTCCGTCATACGGCCCGGTACATTCCACCTCCGGTCCGGGTCTGGCCGTCCAGGTTCCCGTCTCCGCCGTCCAGCCCGCAGGAAATCCGGTCTCATCTAACTGCGAGAAGTCCCCGTTATACCACTGGCATTCCGGCTGCCCGCTTAGGACCGCATCCATGATCTCGGTCGGCGTGTGCGAGGGCATGGAAAGCGGCATGGTGGAGTAGTTGGTCAGGAACTTAGCAAGCTCGGTCTCCCGGCTCACCCCGTTTACCGGAAGCTGGTTTTCGTAGATGTCTTGGGAGAAGTCCTGAATCCGATACCAGGCCCCGCCGTATTCCATGTACCAGCCCGCGGTCACCATCGAAGCGCGCCGGTCGATAGTCCCGTCGGCCGTCAGGTACTGCCAGGGCAGGACAGCCGATATGCTGTCTGACCCGTCCAGCCGCAGCGTGCGGGTGATGTCGGCCGGGAGGATGCCCTTGAGGGTCCCGGCGTAGTCATAGGTGCGAAACTCGCTCGTGATGGGGCGTGTGGTGCGTGCCCGCATACGCATGGTGACTTCGGAATCGGTCTCCAAGAGGACCACGGGCACGAACGAATCCAGTTCGCTGTCGGTTGCAAGGTCGATGGTGATTTCACGATCACCCGAGGGGGTGAGTATCAACTCGTGTTCTGTGTAATAGAAAGGCAACGTGGCGTTCTCACCGCTGGATGAGGTGCATTCCTGCAAGAGCCGCTGCCTGCTTGACGTGACAACAACGGACACGAACGACGGGCGAGTGTTGCCCTTGCGCATGATATTGGTGAACCAGTCGCTGTCGGTGTCCAGGGTGCCCGTAAACGAAGCCGCGCTCTTCGATGCGATGAGGGAATAAAGGCCCAGCGACCCGGCCGGAATGAAGTCGCCCGCCTCCACATCATCGCCCCAGTCGTAGAGACGCACTTCGATAGTCCAGGCTACGGACGTACCCACGTCGGTCAAACCCAGATCGAACGTCACCCCAGAGAGAATGAGGTCATCGGGTATGGTCTCGGGAATGTCGAACCGCAGGAAAAGCTGCCAACAACCGTACTGGCCGCTCCACTTGTGCTGGCCGACCACGTTCTTGCCCAGGTTCGCATAGGTGAGCGTGCCCGGCCGGTTTCGCACATAGATATCACCCGTGCCGTTGGCGGCCTTGGCGTAGGTAGAGGACATGCAGAGCGCCAGTCCTCCATCTGCCGCCGATAGGACGATATCGGCCATTTACTTGAGTCTCCACCGGAAGATGAAGGTGATCTCGTCATCGACCTCTACCGGGTATCCGGTGAACTGGGAGCGGAAGAGAAGCACGGGCGTGGCGTCGTAAATCCCCGCCTCACAGATGGTCTTGGGACTCGTCTCGCAGACCATCGTAAAAGCGCACACGATAGTGTCGTCGTAACCGCTCACGCCTATGGAGTCCGTGGTGGGATTGATAGAGACGGTCCCTTCATCGGTGGATGGGTTGATGAGCGCCCCTTGGGAGCGGGATGCCGGAGTGCTACCCGTGCCCCAGTGACCATAGAGGGTCTCGGCCGCGCCCAGCGTCACCAGCCATTCAAGCGCCCCGTAGCAAACGACATCAGCCATCGTCTCTCACCTCGCGTGTGGCAACCACGTTGCCCTTGTCGTCGTATTCCGTCTCCACCGTCGTGCGTTCTTCGGTGAACGTGCCGTCCTCCTGCTTGTGGCGCACGATAATTTCTGTAGTAAGGACCGAGCCGCTCACTCGTACCTCCGGCGATAGTCGATCTTGAGGCTGAAGTTGGTCGTGGAGCGCTCTACCGCGTTCACGCCCACATGCAGCCGGGGAAACTCGGCGGCGGCCGACGTACCGGCAAAAGCCCGAGCGCCGTTTAGGGTCACGTCCTTGAGCCCGCTCTCCACTACGAGCACGTCGGTGTTGGCAAGCGCCCCGGTGTAAACGAAGGTCTGTCCGCCCACGGTGAACCAGAGACCACTGGACAGCGTGGCGGCGACCGTGCAGGTGTAGGTGGGGAAGGTGGGAAGTTGGCCCGTGTTGGCCACACTGCCGGGGTTGGTCGCGGTCTGGACCGTGGCATCCTCCCAGTAGGGCAGGCGATCCCACTCCAAATCGAACTCGACCACGTTGACGAGGTAGGGCAGCACGTCTAGGTCGATAGGCAGCCCCAGGCAGCGGGCCATAGTCTGCTGGCCCGTGCGGTTTTGGACCGTGAGTACCTTCCAGCCCAAGCGCGGCGAGAGGTAGCCTTTAAGCGTGGCCAGCTTGGCGACAAGGGCGGAGTGGGTGGTATCGGAGACCACGCACCCCCAGCGCATCCGCACGAGCGATCCGCGCACGTCCACATCTGAGGGCATGTCCAGCCCCGGCACGAGCGAACGGGCAATATCCTCACCGGCCATGCTAAACACCCCGGACACGCGGGGGGTTACAAGACCGGCGGCACCCAGCTCCACGCCGTTGAAATACTTAGTCGCTACACTCAAAGCGGCCTCCAACAAAAAAGGGCCACTCCGAAGAGCGACCCTTCACCAGGGGATATGTGCGCTAGATCACTGCCAGCGGGCGTTATACTGAGCCCGGCCCAACTGCCGGGAGACCTGTTCGCAGAGACGGTCGGCCACCTCTTGGGTGACGGTCACCGGCCCGTCTGTCACCAGGCGCACGGTCACCTCTCCGCCTATCTGCAAGCCTTGGCCTGGAGCCAAAACCCGCTCTGGTTGGCCGGTGTTGTTCACGGCCAGAGTCTTGCCGGGCATGAGCCAGCCGCCCGAATCGTACTGACGCCACCAGTCGTTGGATGCGTAGGTGCTTCCCGTGTAGGAGCCCACCGGCTCATAAGCGCCGATAAAGGGATTCCACTGATACTCCGGGTCCCAAGGACCGTCACCGTAGATGACGTTCTCGCCGCCCGGAGCGCCGTTCACCCGATAGAGATATTCCATCAGACTCTCACCAGGGAGACGGTCTGATGTACTTGTAGGTGTGCTTCCGGCCGGGACGGAGGGCGTGCTCCCCACGGTGGACCACGTACCGCCCGCCGTGCCTGTGCTCGTGCCTCCGGTCGCGTGTACGGCCGCCCCGGTAATCTGCTCGGAGGTGCCCATCGCTATGCCGATAAGCTCAGCGTAGCGCTCCACCAGGAGATCAAGCTGCTGCTGCTGGGACTTCTCAAGAGCCGCAAGCTGGGCGTTATGCGCCGCTTCTGCCTGCCTGCGGGCCTGCTCCATCGCCTTGTTCTGATAGTCGATCTGCGCTTGGAGCCGCTTTTCTTCGGCTTCCTGCTGGGACTTGAGCGACTCGATAGCCGCGTCTCGTGCATCGGTGAGTGCCCGGCGCCGTTCGTCGCGCTCATCCTTGGCCTGCTGTTCGCGTAGCGCCTGGATGCGGGCTACGTCCGAGGTGGTCTTGCTGGCCGCTCCGTAGAGGCTGGCCAGTTCCGAGGCGGTGGCGCGGCGGGCAAGCTCCCGCTCTTCCTCGTCCATGAGTTCGAGCTTGGCGTCGTAGTAGTCCCGCAGGTCGTCAAGCTCCGTCTGGTGCTCATCGCGCATATCGGAGAGCAGGTCGGAGAGTGCGTCCACCGATGCCCGCATAGCGTCGGCCCGAGCGTTACCGCCCTGCTCGACGGCGGCGGTCTCGTCGGCAAACCCCCGTTCGATGGCCTCCCGCTCCAAATCGAACATCTCGGTCAGCGCGGCGATGGCCCCGGTGCTATCGCCCAAGGCCATGTAGTTCTGATACTGATTCCCCAAGAGCCCAAGCTGCTGAGGGAGCAGAGCATCCAAGAATCCGCCCGACCCGGAGTGGTAGGAGTAGAGCCGTGAGAGTGACGAGAGGTGAGAGAGGGATTCGGCCCAGCCGTCGATAGCGTCTTCGAGCGCCACTCTAGCCAGTGTCTCAGCATCACTCTCTAGCTGCTCCATGGCCGCGCCGAGATTCCATATCTCAGTGTCCAGACCAATGATGGTGACCAACAGATCGGCCATCTCTTCATCGGTCATCCCCGCCGCTTTGCTCAGATCGTAAACGGTCTGGGCGGCGTCACGTTGCGCTTCGGTGGCAGCTATCTGTTCATTCAGCGCGGCCTGTTGCTCCTCCATGCCTGCGCCGGAGGCTGCCAGCAGGTCCAGGGTGGCGGCGTACACTTTAGCCGCGGCTGCTGCCCGTGCATAGTCCTTGGCAGCCTCATCGAGAACCGTCTGCTGCGAGGAGGTCGGTGTAACACTGGTAGTACCGCCGGTGAAGTCGCCAAAGTTTATGATGCCACCGTTGGCGAAAGACATGACCGGTTCGGGTACGCCTGTGCCGTTGTAGGCGATGTTGAGCCCCGGCATAAGGAATCCACCCTGGTCATAGGTGGATACGTGAACATGGTCACGGTGCCAAGCGCTCTCCCCGGCGAACTTCCTGACCGACGCGGACGGAACGTATGGTTTCCAACCCGAGCCGGGATGAAAGATGCCTAGCGGGTTATGTATGATGTACTTGATCGCCAGCGCGGCGGCGTTGGACGCCAACCAAAGCGCTCCGGGCGACATCACCGCTGGGTTATCGAAGTCGAAGGCGTGGCCGGTGGTATGGTCGCTCTTGTAGGGACGGTTGGCCCATCCGCCCAGGAACGTAGCGGAGGGGAACATGGCCTTCACTGCCCGCCAAGCTGCCGTCGTAGAGGGAACCATACCTGACGTGCTGCCGCCGCCACCTGCTCCTAGCGCACTGGACTTCATCCACAGGTCGGCCAGCGAATAGACACTACCCATCCCCAAGTTGCCTGCGTAAGCCATGGAGAGCAGCGGGTTGCCATGCACCGGCAGGAAGGTGGGCTCCGTCAGTCCGTAATGGGTGATAACCGGGTCTTCCATGCCCTCCCACGGAGAGAGCAACCCTCCCCCGGCGAACGCGCCAAGCAACCGGCCGGTCTGAGCCCAGATGCCGATGGACCGGGCACGCTTCTGCGGGGCCAACGGTATAAATGCTTCCCCCTGTGTTTCCGGTTCGGCCCACTGCACCAGGCCGCGGGTGCCTACCGGCCGTTGAATGGTGGCGTCCTTGGGTAGGAACCCTCCCTGCGCCCGAGTCCAGATGGCTTGGGGCGATACGCCCGGAAGGCCGTATACCCGGCCCGCCCCCGTTACCGTAGGGATCTGGTCCTCGCCAAGCGCCTCAAGAATCGGATTGAGGGCACGGGCTACCTCGTTCGCGTATTCGCTGACCGCACCGAACACCAGCGTGCGGCCCTCCACCAACTTATCGACCAGCCCGTTGACCATGCCCTCGCCGGCCTTCTCTGAGAGGGCGCTCATCTCCGCCTCGAAGGCCCCTAGCGCGGTAGCCATCTCCTCACTGCGCCGCGCGTTGAAGTCGCGCAGAGCGTCTAGGGCGGCTTCCTGCATGTCCGGGGTGGCCCCTACCATCTCCTGAGCCAGCCGTCGCTTATCCTCTTGGCTTAGGCCGGAGTCGCGGATGGCCTCCCGTATCTCCTGGGGAAGCGTAGCCATGTTGGCGATGTATTCATCGCCTTCCTTCTGAGCCTCTATGATGGCGCTGGTAATCTCTCCAACGCTCAAGGTGGCCTCTTTGGCTGCTGCTTTCACCGTCTGGATAGCGTCCTTCTGAGCAGCAGTCCGCTCTCGAACGGCCTCCTTCTCCGCGTCCGCCTGCGCCTTGACCGCGTCCTTCTCATCACTGAGCGCGTCGATGCGCTCTTCTATCCCCCGGGCGCCAAAGATGTCACCCATCTTCTCGTGGAGACCCTGCTGTTCCTTTAGGGCATCCTGTTCTGCGTCGATCTCAGCCTGACGAGCGTCACGGCGCCGTTCAATGGCGGCGATGTCCGCATTAGCCGCAGCGTCGATGGCCTTCTTCTGGGCTTCCGCTTGGGCATCATAGGTCTTCTGCGCCGCAGCAGCATCGGCATCATAGGCCGCCTGCTTGCGTTGGAGCGCGTCCGAAATGACATCGCCAACGTTGTAGACCTGATCCAGTTCTTTCTGCCAAAGCGCGGCGGCTGCCTCTGCTGCTTCCTCAAGAGCCGCCGTGTAGTCCTTAGTGGCACTGGTAAGCGCGTCGGTCGCCCCTACGGCGACAGCGTAGGCCGCCGTACCAGCTTCTACCGCCTCCGTCTGGCTCTTGTTCGCCGCCCTGGCTTCTAGGAATGCCTCGGCCATAGCATGTACGGCTTCCGACTGTCCGATATCGGCCAACAGTTCGGTCATCACAGAGTCAAGGTTTGCGGCTCCCCCCGCAGCCAAACCCTCGACGCCGGCGAACTCACCGAAGGCTTGCGTCACCCCCCTCAGCACTTCCGGGTACTCGGACAACGTATCGAATGTATTGAGCAGGCCTTCCCACTCACCCGCCTTAGCCAGCCCGGCATAGGCTTGGGCCAGACTCTTTATCTGTGTTTCGTACTGCCCGAAGAAACCTCTGGACTCACCGCCGAACAATTCGGCAAACCAACCTTCGCGGGTCCAGCCGCCGCCCGCCGCAGTCTCCCATGCCTCCTGCAACTGCGGCAGTAGCAGTTCAAGATGACGGTTGAAGTTTTCAAGAGTACGCTCAACATCTACCCCGACCGGTGCCGAGACGACCAGTCCGGCGGCCTGCGCCAGCTCGTCGATCTTGTTCTGCACTTCGCCTCTATCCATGCCCCGGACCTGCATCTCCACGGCATAGCTGAATAGGAGGCCTTTGGCGCTTTCCTCGGTGAGGGTGCGCAGGTATCCGAGGGCCTTCTCGTTCTGCTCAGCGAAGTCTGCAACCTTGGCTTTGGCTGTATCGGCTGCCTCGGCCACTTCAAGCCAACTGCCGCCGCTGGCCACTACCAGCGTCTTGGCACCATCCACGATGAGCTGCTGCTCCCGCTCCACCTCTTCTAGGTGCTTCTTGTATTGGAGCACTCCGAAGCCCAGAGCCGCCACGGCAGCCGTCACCATGGTGAGAGGGTTGATGGTCGCCAGGGCGGCGCGGGCGCCTGCTCCCATGGTAGCCACCCAACCCTGACCCAAAGTGAGGGAGGTCGCCATAGCGCTGTTGTAGGCGGTCCAAGCAGCCGTCAGATTACGCACGACCGCCATTCCCATGATCTGGCTCTTGAGGGCCACAAACAGCGGGACCAACTTCGATAGAATCAACGCCCCGGTGCCCATCTGGAGCATGTATCCAGCCAAATCTTTCAGACCCGGCGGGACTATGCTCCATGCACTGCTGAGGGCTCTACCTGCGGCGGAGGCAGTCTCCTTCAGTATCTCCAACTCTGCCGATATCGTGGTGATAGCGTCGTAGGCCGCCGGCGCCTGCTCCTGCAAAGCCGCCAAGAACCCGACCCGTTTGGCCTCATCATTGAACTCGGTGAGCCAGTTCCGAATGTCGATCATCTGGCTCTTGAGGTTCTCGAACATGCCTTCTTCGGCAAAACCTGCCGCCTGCTTTATCATGTCCTTGATGGTGGTCGTCACCCCGGTATAGGTGTCTACCATCCTCTTAGTCATGCCGCCGAAGCGTTCCTCGATGCCCTCCAGCAACGCAGGGATACCGACCTCGGCCGAGATACCGGCCGTCTCGGATATCTTCTGCAACTCTCCGACAGTCGTATGCAGTTGTTCGGCCAGTACCTGCCATGCGGGGATACCAGCCATGGCGAGTTCGCGCATCTCTCGGGCGGTGATCTTGCCCTGGGATACCATCTGGCCCAAGGAAAATGACATGCGACCGAAGACCTCGGTACTACCGCCCACGGCGGCCGTTGCGTCGGCCAACGCCAGCAGTGTTTCCTCTAGGTCCTCGGCAGCTACGCCGTAAGCGATGAGGCGTTGCGCCCCGGTCACATAGTCCTCAAAGGTGAACGGAGACTGAGACGCCATATAGTACAGACGCCCCAGAGTGTCGGCCGCCATACTGGCTGAGCCCAACATAGAGGTGAACGCGATGGTGGATTTCTCCATCATGTCGTTGAACTCAAGACCGGCCTTGGCAGCGTACCCGAAGGCGGCGGTGACCGCTCCGATACCGGCCGTGCCTGCGTAAACGGTGGCAGACACGGCCAGATACTTGAGCCGCCAAGCGATCATCTCAAAGACGTTCTTCGAGTGCGCACCGTGATTTTGGACGGCGCGGGTGGACCTAGCCATGCTCTGGTCTATCTGCTGACCGGCCTGGGTGGCCGCCGTTCCCATAGCTTGATACGTGGCCTGCTGTTGTTGTGCCACGCCCCGGAACTGTGCGTTGACCCGCTGGATGCCCGGCACCAGTGCCGCGTCGTTCAGGTCGATAATGTACTCAAGACGACCGGCTACTGGCACGGATTCACCTCCTGCGTAAGTGGCGTCTAGCAAGCGCCTCAGCGGCTCGAATCGTCTCAGCCTCGTTGGTATCAAGGTTGGGGTCGAGTTCGGGCGCCTCAGCGCTCTCTTTGACGATGCCTAGAAGTTCGAGTATCTCCAGGGCAGATTTGGTCAGGCGAGCAGAAATGAACTCGGCTAGGAGTTCCGCTTCCTCTACTTGTAGTTTGCTGAGATGGGTACCCATGGCCCGCACGTCCGCCGCCTGCGTCTGGTAGACCAGAACCCCAAGCGGCAAACTGTAGCCCCGGGCGATACGGCAGAGACCTCGCTCAATCTCTTCGTCGGTGGGCGGTTCGCGTTCCTCTACTTCTTCTGCCGGCGAGCCTCCCGGTTCTCCTTCACCTTGGCGGCCCCTTCGCGGAAAAAAGCCTCCGCTTCCTCCCCCACGTAGCGCAGCACGAGGCCGTGGAAGTTCTCGATGAGTTCATCCTTGTCTAACTGCGGTTCCTTCACCATGGCCGCTACGATAGGCGCCCACTGTTGGGCCGTAGTCAGAGGATCGGTCTCTTCCTCCTGAAACTCTACGGTCTCCCTTTCGGGGTCCCGGCCCTCTTCCAAAGCCTTCCAACGGGCCTGGTTGGAGGAAATGACCCGTTGCAGATAGGTGGTGTTGTTCATGCGGGCCTTTTCCACAGCCAACTCTTGGGCCATGGAGAGCGGTTCGATCCGCCACACCCGCGGAGTACCGTCGGGATTGTCAGTATTCCCGTCTAGGTCGGGGATGTTCTCGATCACGATGGTGTTACGTTCCAGTAGGTCCTTCAGGTCCCGTTTCTCGATCATGGGGTTGCCTCCCGTGTGAGTTCCCCCGGCCCGGGCAGTGCCACGGGAGCAACACTGCGGGGCCGGGGGAAGGGTTGCGAACGAACGACTCTAGGACCCGGTTAGGAACCGAGTTCGTAGGAAGCAGTCGCGTTCTTTACGGTGTGGGTGATCTTGGGGTCGGTGCCTGTGCAGCGGGCCTCAAGACGAAGATCCTGCGGCTTGCCGTCGGGATCAATGGACAGCTTCGGTAGAGAGTTGCGGTAGTGGGACTCAGCCACATCTATGCCCCAAGACACTTCCGGCCCGGGGGTTCCTGCTGTGTGCGTGAATGTGGCGCTGAAATCACCTTCGGTGATGGCCGCTGCCGGTTCTGCATCGTTCTCCGGACTGGCCGCCCCCCATACCAGGGTGTTGTACTGCGATGCGTCGATTATGGTGATCGTCGCAGCGTAGTCCAGGTCCATAGGACCTTCCTGGACATCGTAGAAGTAGTAGTCCTCTCCCGGGATGCCTTGGAGGTTGTTGTTGATGGTGTGCTCGAAGGTATGGATGTAGCCAACGGTCTCACTGTCCAGCGTCCAGGTGTCGGCAGCCTGCGCCCAGTGGAAGATATCGTCGATATCTTCTGCGGTGGCAGGCACGCCGGGAGCCGCCGTCTGGTAAGCCGCCACGCCTGCCCCGAGCAGATCCATGGTGCCGACGCAAAGACGATCAGCCGAACTGGTCACCAATTTAAGGGTGTTGATCTTCAGATTGACGATCTCCATGCGGACGGTGTCAACCTGCACCCATGCGGTGATCCACGGCAGGCTTTCGTCCTGCTCGGGAGTGATCGTATGGGTAGTGGGCGTCGAGCCGCTGCTTGAGCAGGCACCCAGGGCGCCATAGAGGACGGCGCCTAGGCCGCTCGGCTGGCACACAAACACGACCGTGCCGCCCGAGCCCATCTGCCCGATGACTGATACACCGTCGGAAGCACGGCCGCTTTCGGCAGTACGCTTGGTCTGGATCTCGCGGTCCGGACCGATTTGAGTCCCCGACAGGAGGCGCAGGTAATACAGCGGCGCATCGGCGGCTGTGTCCTTCTCTTCCTGGAACGCGAACTGGAAATAGCCCCTATTGAACTTCACTTCTCGTCACCTCCTTCAAGAGGTTCTCTAGCGGTATATGACACTTCGGGTGGAGCGGGCCGGAGAGGCAGGGTCGTGATAGTGACCGGTTTTGGCCTCGTGGCCTTGGCTCCACGCTTCAGCAGGTAGTCGATCTCCTGCTGGTCGGTTGTGGTATAGGGGAAGTGGTAGACCTTGCGTCTACCGTTCTTGCTGGTGAGGTGTTCACGGACCTCCTGTCCGTTCACCTGTAGCGTAAAGGTCAGCGGTTTAGGCGAAGGTGCGGCCGCCATGTGGATCACCTCCAATGTTGTTTAGTAGGAGAGCACGACCTGGAATCCAAACCGGAACCCTTCGACGCGGCCCAACTCTCCGAACCGTTGGTCCGCGAGATTCTGCGGGTCAACCCATTCCAGGGGCCGCACCTCTCGCCAGTAGCTGGTCGTCGGATAGGTCGAGAGAAGAAGGTCGGTCAAGCAGCCTTGGTAGGCATACAGTCGGTCGTAGAGTGCGGGGAGACCATCGGCCTTCGGCACGTCGAACGCGCAGATATCGACCGGGAACTCCCACAGGTAGGCATCACTCATCAGAGAAAGAACGTCCGGACCGCGGCCGAAGAGAAGAATGCAAGGCGTAGACACCACCTTGTTGTAGTCCTCTTCGTTCACGTACACGGCAGCGATGTCCGGCAGCGACTCACCGCTGTGGGCCTCGCGGACGGCCTTCACCTTGGCATCCATGGCACTACCCGCGAAGATAGTAGCCAGATGGTCCAGGATATATCTACGGGTATCGCCTTTCATGGGATCCTCGCCATTGCCGCTTCCAGTCTGCCGAGCAGACCGGCCTTGACTCGGTTCAACATGCGCCACCCGTAATATCGAGGTTGCACACCAGGATGGACGGCTACCCAGCGCACCCGCTCAGCATCTGGGTCATCATCGAGACCACTCCATCCGCCCCGCTCCGGCGGCCACCGCAGCGGCCAGGGACCGCGCGGATGAATCTCATGCTCCCGGGCACCTCGCTCCAGCGATTTACCAGAAATGGTGCCTGTGGATATAGAGGCCCTCATCTGAGCGGGAAACTCAACTCGGATATCGCGCGCGGTATTGCCGGTTATGGTGTTGTTCTGGCCCGGCCAGTCGTGCGGAATGGAGCGTATCCATCCGTCACCAACCTCGTGAGCCGCCCGGACAAGAACCGGACGCACCGCGGTGCGGGTCATAGCCCGTATCCTAGTGGGTGGAGTTACTACTGTGAACTTCACCCTCACAGTTTTCTCCGATAGGAGTCGATGATTTCACGGGCGTCCTTGGGCCACTTGGTCGGAGCGAAGACGTACGCGTACTCACCCCGCGTGGACTGCTGAAGAAGGCTGGACTGGGATGCCTGTTCGAGAATGAGCAGACAGGCCAGCTTGAGATCATCCGGCACGGTAGCGCCGTATCCAGCGGTGTACGTCACCACGACGCTCTGCCGCTCAGAACCAAATCCGCCTGAGTAGTAGAGTTCGCCATGGGGGTACACGCTTACGTCATCCGTGTCTATCTCAGTGCCGTCGATGGCCAGACCGGTCAAAGAGAGCACCGGACGCTTGGAGAGCATGATGGTCGTCTCTCCAGTGCCATCCAGTGTCTCAGCGACCGTCTCGGTCTCAATGGGGCCGTCGATGTACCGTCTAACGTAGGAAGACAGACCGCTTATCCAGGCGGTGAGATGGTCTTGCCGATAGGTGTCTGTCCCACCGAGAAAGTCCTGCGTCTCTTGGAGTGTGAGCAGATCGCTCACGGCTTCACCTTCGAGCGGACTGTGCGCTTGCGCGCGGTGGTTTTCGGCTTCGGCTTTATCTCATCGGGGATATGTGGCTTCGTTTCCATGGAGAAGAACGGTTTGACCTCAACCTCTTCTTCTTCCTGGATCGGTTCGCGGACGTAGAAGGGTGGACCGCTAAAGTTCGCTATGAGATAGCGGCCCACCCGTTCGGGGACCTCGTGCTCGCCGGGTTCCAGCGTCCTAGAAAGCACGTAGCCCGTGTAGGTTTCTGAAATGGCGATGCGCACGAGACTATCCCTCCTACAGGCTAGGAACCGATGGTGATGGTGTTGGGTATGTCGTAGGCGTACACGGTGAGCGGTTCGGTGGACGGATAGCGGCACTCGAAGTCCTCACGCATGGACGCAACGATCTCGTCCGCACCGGCGACCACGTCGCGGAAGGACTCGATCATGGGGGCCCGCTTGCGGCCGATCACGTACCCACTGGTGTTCGTCAGCAGAAGGCCGGTCTTGGTCTCGGTCGCTCCGTCAACAACACCGCTCGCGTTGAGGTCTTCCCGCAGATACCCGGACACAACAACCGGAGTACCGTCGAAGCGGCCCAACTCACCAGTGATGACCGTAGCGTTGGAACCGTACTTCTCCATCGTTGTGACCTCTTCGAGGCCGAGCAGATGGATGAGCCCGACCGGGCTCACGATGTAGACCAACCGGCGAGGGCTCACGGCGTACTTGCCCATGAGCGAGCGCACATAGCGCATCTTGGTCGTGGTCGGCTCGCCCATGTCGTAGGTATCAGAGCCGTCGCGTGCCAAACGCCTCAGACCCTTCCAGGCTTTGCGGATGTCATAACTCAGCGATACATCCGAGTCCTGATGGGTTTCTGTGGTGTCGCCGTTGATGAGTGCGTTCTCCTCGCCGTCGGCCAGCGCCTGAGCCAGGTCCTGACGGATGAACGGGAGCATGGCGATGATCGCGTCCTCCTCGACCTCATACGCGCACTTGGAGTAGGCGGCGATGGTCTGGCAGGAGAGAGTGATGTCGCCCGTGGTGGACTCAGACTCGGTCGGGTCTTGCAGCCGAGTCTTCAGATAGGCCGTTGAACGTCCGGTCTGTGCCGGGATCTTGAAGGGGTCGTTGGGCATGTTCACCGTGGTGAACAGAGAAGCGATCTGACGCTCCAGCTCGAACTTCATGATGAGGTCGGGGGAATACCCGGTGGGAATCCACTCCTCACCGCTTCCCGTCTCACCGTCGTAGGCCGTCTTGATCTGCTGGAGTTCCCGGAAACTCTTGGTGGCCCGGATGTTGAAACTGGAGTCGTGACGCTTCACGAAGCGCATGATCTCCAGCGTGTCCTGCAACTCGAAGATGCGGGCCATCTCCGCGTCACCGCTGACGCTCGATGGAATCTGGGACTTGCGCTCGAAGGTCATGCGCTTGGCTTCAGTCGCGCCCTCGATGTCGAACGCACGCTTGAGGGCGGGCGCCTCGTCGATCCGACGGACCGTCTCCGAGAGCGTGGTCACGTCGCTGGCGATGCGCTCCAACTTCTCCTGCACGTCGGCCGGAGCTTCGCCGTGGAATTGTTCCTTGGCTTCCTGAACTGCCTGGGTCAGCGTCGCGATGGTGCCGGCCAGTTCTTCAGTAGCCTGTTTGAGTTCCTCACTCATGGTTGTTGTCACCTCCTGTGGGTAACAAAAAGACCCGCTCTAGGCGGGCCGTTAGTAGGGGTCTGTAGGGGGGTTTGCAGTGGCTATATCTACGAGATAAGCGCCAGGCTGGCCTCGCGGATGTTCGTGGTGAGATTGCGTATGTGATCCAGCAAATCGTCGTCTCCCGACGGCAACTCGATGTCCTGAACGGCGCAGCGGCCCTTGAGGATGAGCGCGGCAGCCTCTAGCTCCACTAGAGCTTCACGTATTTCGTCCTCCCGTCCCTCAGCCTTCAGATTCTCGGTCAACTGCTTGAGGTAGGAGGCCTCGTCAAGAAAGACGGCCACCGGGTCACTCTGATCTACCCCTTCGTATGTCCGGGGCAAGATGTTCATGTCGGTCAGGTCAACCTTGGTATCTGGATCGTCGGGGTCGGTCTCGATCCCGTCGTCGGCCATGATAAGCACGCGACCGCTCTTCACGGCGGTCACCAATGCCCGGGGGTTCATGGCAAACCCATTGGGAAGGATGCTGTACTCCTGGAGGTCGTACTTCAAGACCTCACGGATGGTCCGTCCATTCTCTTTGACCATTCGCTTAGTCACCGGCCGCCACCCGATGGATATGCCGCCGAGCACACCCTCACGCATCCCCATGAGAATGTCGGCGTTGTTGGGCACGTCGAATATCTTGCCCTTAGTGAACAGGCCCGGCTCTTGATCGTCGAAGTAGAGAGACTTGCCTACCGGCCGCTCATTCTGCATCCAGCCGTGGCCGAAGTAGATCGGCAGAGTAGGGTTGGCCTCAGCGATGTGTTTGCCGGCGCCCGGCAACAGACGGTCGCCTCCCTGGTCGATGTTCCCATATGCCGCGCAGTAGCCCTCGAATGTCCCCTCATCGAGGTCCACCTTGAACTCCTGTGGCGGCATGGCTTTGATTTCGCACACGATGCTCATGTCGTACTCCTTTCGCCGTCACTAGATTCGGCGCTGTAGGTGAGCCAGCAGCGGCACGAGTTGTGCTGTAGAGGCTGGCTGTTTCCGGAGGGGAAGGCCTGGTCGATGGGTATGGTCCCCGCTCGTTCATTGGCGGCGCAGAACTCGCACACGTTGGCGTCCCCCATGGTGTTCCAAGTCTTGTAGGCCATGCCCTGCGCGCGGGCTAAAGCGTTACGCACGGCCTCATAGGCGGTGCCTGTTTCGTATTGTGCGGCCAGCCCCGCCCGCCACTGGGCCTGCCGTTCGTAGTAGCCGAGGATCCGGTCTCGCAGTTGGTAGTAACCCTCACCCTCAGCTATACCCTTAGCTATCTGGGCGCGGATGCCCCGGACCGAGGTGGCGGTCACGTCTCGGGCAAACCTGCTCTCCTGGGCCTGGAGCAGTTCCTGGATGAAGTCGGTACTGACGGTCGCGCCCTGACCGATGTTGTAGTCGATCTGCATGGCCGTGATGGCCCGGTCGGCCGCTCCGGACAGATAGGGGCGGATGGCGACCCCCAATTCTGAGGCCTCACGTTCTAGGTCGATGACCGCCTCTATAACCACGTCCAGGTTGGCGACGGTAAGCGTGGTCTCGTATGCCTGTAGCGCGTTTATGACCCGGAAGGCCTGCCAGTAGAGCAGGGCGGCCAAGGTCGCGCTCAGGCGGTTTTCCTCATCCTCTTGCTCACTTTGCTTCACCGGCCAAAAGGGCGCACCACCCCTTTGCCGTCGGTCTCTGCAACAGGTGTCACCTCCGGCACCGGGGTCCCGCCTTGAGCCATGTTCACCGGCACCCACATCTCATCCCCGTTCTCAAGGGCGGGCAGGTTCTCCCACTTGCGTTTCTCGTTGGGAGTGATCCACCAGGCTTTGGACCCGGCGTCGGCCCGAGCGTCCATCTCCGGACGCAGGACATCGTCCATCAGAAACTCAACGAACAGGTCGGCGCCAAACTCCGGGCACAGTTCGTTGTTTAGCTTGGTCTCGATACGACGCAGCACGGAGCGCACGGGACCTCTGTACCAGGCACGGGTCATCTCGGCCACAGTGGAACGGTTGGTAGTCCGCTCGATGCCTAGAAGCGCCGCGGGCAGCCGGTAGACGGCCAGGATGGCCTCCTGGTCGTGTTGGCGGCTCTCCAGCCATTGGGCGTCCCGCTGGGAGAGGGACGACCCATCGAAGCGCAGTCCCTTATCCAAGACGGCCACCCGTCCGGCGCGGGTGATGTCGCGGTGGACCTGCTCCCACTCCCCCCGTATCTCCTTACGTTCCCGCTGGAGAAGGTCTTGGTCGGTGACCAGGGCCCCACCAGGGATGGATCCGTTGGAAAGGAAGTTCCGGTTATAGCGGGCGGCGGCCAAGTCGGTCTCGATGGAGAGCCGGGCGGCGGTGATAGGCGAAAGCCCCCGCCACTCATTGGTAGGATTGGTCAGCTTGTAGAACATGATTTCGTCGGGCTCGTAGCCGAAGACCCGGCCGCCCACATCGTACTGGTAGCCCACCAGCCCGTGGGTTTCGTTTACGATGGGGCCGAAGTGGTCGGGGCGCATGAGCAGCATCTGTACTGTACGGGTGCCGCTGATGTTGCGCACCTTCTCGACCGGGGCCTCCCCACCCAAAAACAGCGAGGTCACCAGAGCGTGGCGGAACTCGTATCCGTCCTGAGCTTTGTTGGGACGGCTCAGAAGTTCGACGAGATAACCGTCGTTTACGACCTCCCGATCATTGTCGGCGGCACGCCGGTATACCTTCAGCGGCAGCGAGGCCACAGCGTCGGCGTAGGTGCCTACCGCCGCATAGGCCACATAATGCGAGGTATACAGATTCTCGGATGCCTCCCGGAACGTGGTCGATCGGGGAGATGCCTCCGCAGGCAAAGCCTGGAAGGGCTGTCCCGAGGCATGGTCGGCGTCGAAACGCCGTCCGTTCCTGCGAGATTCTGCCCCTCGCGCCGGCACCGGGGTAGTGAGAAGTCCCACTAGGTCAAGGAAAGCCATAACACCACCCCTCCAATCAGGGCAAGGCCGAAAGCCAGAGCAAGCGCGCTCAGAATGAGGCGCAGAGGTACATATTCATCGCCGGAGATGACCCGGCGCACTTGAGTTATCCACAGGGGGCCGCCGGTCAAGACGGCCAGAACCCCGACCATGAAAAGGAAGGACTGAAGGCCCAACATCATCTGTCCAACTCTGCCCGTCTGGCGCTTGAGGCCCGGTCTCGTTCCAACTTCCGCTGACGCAGACGAGTCATGTAGTAGGGCTCGTCCAGGTCCTCGTAGCGACGGTCTTCCTCATCCCCGCCCAAGATGGTGACGGCGTCCGGCTCCCTTTCCTCGTCGTCGATGAGGGAGGGCCGGTTGCGGGCCACCTCGGAAAGGACGCCATACCTGATGGCATCGGCCGCGTGGTTATTCTTCTTAGGGTCGGGTTGGTCCCCTATCCATTCGTAGAGGCTGAACTCTTTGATGGTCTGCTTGCAACGGGGATGCACCACGAACTGAGGACGCCCCATCAGAGGGTCGGCCCGCAGCAGGCGCTTCACCGCTTTGATGCCGACGATAACGGGGTTATCCCCCCGCGTCCGCCGGTCCAGGGCCGGAGCGGCCTTGGCCTCCCAGCCGTAGATTTTCAGGTCTCTGATGCCGTCGGGTGAGCGCGGGTCGCAATAAAGGACCTCGGGCACGGCCCCTACCCCGCCCGGCCGGTTGAACCACTCTGCCAGCCGGGAGGCGTGATCGGATGGTGTCATGCGGGCCACGTAGTATTCATCGTGGACGTAGACACACCCCTCGGGGTCAACCTGGGTGGCCAGGCACACGAAGGGATCGTTGAATCCCATGTCCACCCAGCCGTTTACCGGTACGTCGGGCAGCAGGGCGAACGGACGGACGTGGATCTCCGGGTCGAAATCGTCGTATACCAGCCCCGCATGGGTCACGAACTCCGCGCCGTACTCCTGCCGGAACTCAGGCTGCGGGGTGATACCCTCCACAGCCAGAAGCTCGGGATCCTCCCGTCCTCCCGGGTACACGACCGGGTTGCTCCAGGACGGGTTCTGGAATACGGCCCAGTCCGGAGCGTCCTTGGCGGCCTCGACCAGATCGAAGTACCAGTTGCGTCCCCGCGGCGTAGTCGAGAACACGGCTACACCGTGATGGTCGGTGAGTGTCGGGCGTATGAGTTCCGACCAGATATGCGGCTTGAGGCGGGCGGACTCGGCCATAATCACCCCGATCACGCCCTCCCCTACCATCTGGTCCTCTTTCTCCTGGGACCGGACCTCGATGGTGGCCATACCCTTGACCTTGAGCAGGTAGCGCCCGCCCACCGTGTCGAGTACGTCCTTCTCCAGCTTGATACACCCCTTGCGTTGCAGGATGCGTAGGTCCCGCTGGAACAGACGGAACTCTTTGACCGCAAGTCCCATGGTGGGACCGATGATCCAGATGTAGCCCTCGGGCACGTAGATGAGCGGACCCAGCTCACGGACACCAGAAACCGTCTTGCCCCAGCGCCGTCCGCAGGTGTTGGCCTTGAAACGGGCGGTCGAGTAGTGGAAGGCCATCTGTCCGGGGTGGGGCGTGTAGCCCACCTGTTGCCAGTAGGTCCACTTGTTTTGAGGGGCCAGTAGTTCACGGATGAGTGAGCGGGTATCCACCTAGCCTACAACCTCGGGCTCAAAGCTCTTGAGCCGGATCTTCTTCCAGACATCCCGCGCGAACGAAGCCACCACTCCCCCGTTCATGAGCAGGTGCAGATTGCCGGCCGGGTCCAACTGATAGCCGGTGATGAGGCAGTCCAGCATCAGTGCATGACCTTCACGGTCCACGCAGTCCAGCAGGTAGTGATGCAACCGAGGACCATCGGCCTTCTTGGCCCCCAAGAGCGGGACTGCTCCTAAAGGTATGGTGCCTTTACCATTGTCCATTCTTCACTCTCCCGTGTGGCTGACGTTCACCTGAGACCAGGTGACATCGTTTTTTGAAAAACCCTGCCGCTTGAAGCAGTAGGGACACCGCAGGCTCCCGCCTCGAAGACGGGTCGCCAGGAATGTCTTGGAGCAGGCCCGGCAGGTCACTTCACAGGCGTTAGGCCGGGCGGTGTAGGGAGTATGGTGTCCTCGGTCGAAGTCACGCATCGCGACCCTCCACAGGCCGGCCGGAGGCGGCGTCATCCAAGCGGCTCAGCAACTTCTCGGCAAAACACTCAGGGCCACGTTCCGGGTTCGTGGTTATAGCCATGATGAGGGCGACGTAGGCCTCTGAGCACAGATTTTCGAGGATCTGAATACGTCTAGCCATCTTCCGGGCACGCTCACGTCGCCAAAACACTCCGAACACCACAATTTCCCCCCTTTTTGTCAT